CAACCGTTCATCGCTTTCATAATGAAAGAAAAAATAGGAGCATCTGGCAAAATGATCTTCTCACGTGTAAACTGTACTCTAGAAGCCATGCGCCATTCCTTGCTGAACAATGGCATTTCTTCAAGAATTGCAACTCGTCTCCCTTCTTCCATTTTCACAGCGACTCTTAACGACTTGTACATCCCAATTGACAAAGCAAAATCAGTGATCTGCTCTCCGGTAAACCTCTCCAAGAAAATATTGGCACAATCACTCAGAACATAATTGTCAGGTGCTGTTTCAATAAACTTTTCACGAGGTAAAGTCAACAATGTCTTAAGGAGGCTATATCTATCTTCACGCTGCTCTGTAATAACGGAATCTTTTTCTTCTTGAGTTATCAGTGCTTCAATAATGTCTTTCTCTTCACTGATAACTGGTACAGTAGCGTTAGATATCGTTCTGACAGTCTGACGAAAGTTTACTGCTCCGGAGGATTCCAGTGGATCGAAAAGTCTTTCAGGCTCATCTTCTGAATCACTTTGACTGCCCGAATTCACAGGTGCGTTGTCATCAGATTCCTCCTCATACTCCTCCTCTTCTTCCTCATCTTCCTCATCTTCTTCGTGGAGGGAGAAATTATCGGGAAAGTGGTCATCATCATCTACATCCTGTTTTCCTAATTGATACATCACATCTCGAAGATAATGACCCTCACCATCTGGGGAAGAATAGGTGAAGTCTATGGTATCATCATACAAAAAACCGTCCCAATCTTGTGACAACTCTTGTGGTGGAGATTTTCCAAAGAGATACTTACGAACTTTCTTGTTAGTCTTGACCATTTTGGATACGACTTTCCGTCTCGCAGTCTTGTAAGCGTCTTTCATCTTCTCTGTTGCGTCACTCAGTTTTGCATACGGGGAATCTGGATCAATCTTCACTTTCATCTCGTCATCAACATCGACCTTGGCTTTCTTGTTAACAAACGCTCCATGTACAGATGCCTGTGATAGAACCATCAAGTCGTATTTTGAGAACATCGACTTGTTAACGTTTGATAAAACACTCTCCTCGTAAGCAATATGACGAGCAAACATTGGGACAAGTAATTTAACCAAGGCAGAAGCTCCATTCTTGTTGTTAAAATTCAAAAGAACTTTCTCTTCTGATTTGATGTTGTCGACAGGTTTCTGAACAGTAACCTTAAACAACCATGCATCTGCACCTGCTTCACTCGCTCCAGGTTTAGAAGTGTCAAAATCTCCTCCAGGTTCTCCAGTTGTCGACCATTTACCCTTCACCATTGGCTCAATATAAATGAATCTTCGCTTAAAAGCCGCAGGGTTCTCATACATTTCATCAAAATTCAACGATGGATTATTTGTATCAATGAGAACAAGTTCTGGCAGAGCAAAAATTTTTCCTTTATCTTTGAAAGCCATGTTCACAGGATAGGGCAAATTGTCAATAACCGAAAGAAGTTCGTCGTTAATAGGATCTCCTTTCGCCCTCGCTTGAGACTTCTTCATCTTTCCGCTCTCAGAATACCTGACATAAGGATGGCACCATGGCTGGTAACCTTCCCAAAATTCACCTGATCTGGTATAAATCAATGAAGGGTCAAATTGTCTGCCTTTAACCAATGAATGGATGTAAGCAATGAACTTGACAACATGGGACTTTCCTACTCCAGGTGGTCCATGAACGATGACCCCAATTGGTGT